CTCTACGGATACCTAGCAATCGGTGTTCTCAAGGGTGGCGCTGGCGTTCGTCGCTTCAACCTCTCTTAATAGAGAACCCTAAGTCGCTTGAGGGGGCTACCAGAGCCCTTGTAGTCCCCTCAAGTCTTTAGAAAGGATAATAATGAGCATCACAACAGTTGCAGAACTTCGCACAGCCCTCGGCGTAGGCACTCTCTACGCTGATGCCGTCTTGCAAGAAGTCTGCGATGCTGCTGATAATGTCTTATTGCCTTTTCTATGGAAAAACGAAATGCCTATTGTTGCGCATGGCAACACAGGCACAACGGGAACTGTTTACTTCGACGAAGATATTCGTGACACCTTTTATGTCGGTCAGTCAGTAACTATCAGCAATGCTGGCACTAAATACAATGGCACTAAAACAATCACAGGCGTTAGCTCATATTCTTTCAATGTAACGACAAGCCACACTTCTGATAATCCTTATCACACAGTTGTCCCTTACGGAACTGCCGCTGCTGAAACTTACATTGACTACACAACAGTTCCAGCAATTCAAGAAGCAAGCCTTATGATCTGCATTGATATTTTTCAGAGCCGTCAGGCGCCTTCGTCTGGGGGCGTCTCAATCGATGGTTACACTCCATCGCCTTACCGTATGGGCAATACTCTTCTTGCTCGCGTTCGTGGACTCTTAGCGCCTTATTTAGATCCCCGCAGCATGGTGGGTTGAAAATGACAGCCATCACCACACTTCGTACAACTATTGCAACCGCGCTAGCGGATAATACAAAGTATTCAGTATTTGCTTTTCCTCCAGCAACACCGATTGCTAACAGCGTCGTTGTAGCACCTTCTTCTGGAGATTACCTAGTTCCTAGCAATAACCAATGGGCAACCGTTGGTCCAATGGCTAACCTAGAACTTCGTTTATATGTGCCACTCCTAGACAACCAAGGCAATCTAAATGGTATCGAGGAAATCATGGTTGCAGTCTTTAACAAGCTAGCAAGCTCAACACTTAGTTTTAATGTTGGCTCAGTCACTAACGTAGGCTCAATCGAGACTGCTGCTGGAGACTTTCTTACAGCCACCATTAACGTATCAATACTAACGGAATGGACATAACATGACCGATCTCGCACAATGGGAAAAAGAAAACGCTGACTTCCTGACTAAAATCGGTCAGGTTGCTCCAGCTCCAGTAGCACCAAAACCAACAACAAAGAAAGATGAGGAATAACCAATGGCAATTTTCTTAAACAACAAGGTAGGATTTAAGATTGCTACAATCAATCTTTCTGATCACGTTACAAATTTTCAGCTTAATCGTCAGGTTGATAGTTTGGAAGTTACAGCAATGGGTGACACAGCTCACAAATTCGTTGCTGGGCTCTCAGCTGATACCATCACAGTAACCTTCCTAAACGATCGCGAAGCTAACAGCGTTCTTGCAACACTTCAGTCTGCTTACGGCACAACAGTCGCATGGCAAGCAATTCAGGCTTCAGATGTAGCAGTTGGAACAACAAACTTGCTCTACTCAGGTACAATCTTTGTAGATAACCTAACTGACATCAACGGCGCAGTCGGAGACGAAGCTACTATCGACATCACCTTTACATGCAATAGCAAGACTGCTACAGCATCAACAGGTACTTGGTCATAATCTAACACAACAAAGGGGCTAAAATGGCAAAGCTAAAAGTAACAAAAACAGATGGAACTGTAACTGAATACGAGATCACACCATTGCTTGAATATAGTTTTGAGCAATATGCGAAGAAGGGCTTTCACAAGGCTCTTATCGAAGATTCTATGCAGAGCCATATCTATTGGTTGTGTTTTGAAGCTAGCCGTCGTGCAGGTGAGCACCCAAAGCCTTTCGGAGATGGATTTCTTGAGACTCTCAAGTCAGTCGAGGTCTTAGAGTCTGACCCTTTGGAAGGATAGAGCGGAACTCTGTCACCTATCTCGCGACTCGATTGAGTTACGAGTATGGAGTTCCGTTCCAATCCATTGTTGAACTTTCACCAATGGCGTTCAAAACACATATTCAAGTTCTCAAGGATTTAGCAAAGGAGCGAAGCGATGCCAGCAAAGCTGCAAGGCGCGGTCGCTCTTCGTAAAGCCTTAAAGAAGTTTGAGCCAGACTTAGCAAAAGAAACAACTAAAGAAATTGCTTCTTTTGTCAAGCCTATCGCTCGTAATGCTAGAGGCTTTGTCCCTTCAAATGCTGACATGCCTTCTGGCTGGCTAAAGCAGCCTAATGCTCAGGGCAGATGGGCTTCCCGATATTTTGATTCAAACGAAGTTAAAAGACAAATCACAGCTAAGTCCACTCCGAGCAAGACAAACAATAAAGGTTTTAGAGCCTTGGCTTCAGTACTTAACAAGTCCAAGGGTGGTTACATCTACGAACTTGCAGGACGTACTGCTGGCATTACTGGTAACTTTACTCCTCGGCTTGGTGGAGAAATTAAGGGCAATTCACCTCGCCTTCGCGGTCGCCTTATCTTTCGTTCCTTTGAACAAGATCGCGGTAAAGCCACAGCTGGTGTTCTAAACGCAATCCAAAAGAGTGCAGCTAAATTTAACGCTAGGAGCGCCGTCTGATGGCAGATTTAAGAGTTGATATAGCCGCCGAGTTCACAGGCAAAAAAGCCTTTACTCAGGCAGACAAAGCGACAAGTTCCCTAAGTAAGTCCGTTTTAAAACTTGCTAAAACTTTTGGTCCAGCAGTCCTTGGTGCAGCCGTTGTTAAGTTCGGAAAAGATGCAGTAAAAGCATTTATTGAAGATGAGAAGCAAGCGGTTCGCTTAGCGACAGCAGTTAAAAATCTAGGACTTGAACTTTCTAATCCTGCAATCGCTGGCTACATTGATAACCTTTCTAAAGCGTCAGGCGTTGCAGACAGTCAGCTTCGTCCAGCGTTTCAGGCTTTACTTACCACGACTGGCTCAGTCACAGAAAGCCAGAAGTTACTTCAGCAAGCCATTGATATTTCCGTCGGTAGCGGCGTCGAGCTTACTCAAGTCGCTCAAGATTTGAGTTCTGCGTATGTGGGTAAAACTAAGGCGCTTGGAAAATACAATTTAGGTTTGACTCAGGCAGAACTTAAGACTGCCAAGTTTACAGAATTACAGCAAAAGTTAAACGACCAATACAAGGGCGCTAACGCTGCCTACCTCAATACTTATGCAGGAAAGATGCAAGCCCTTGGCGTTGCAGCTGGAGAAGCATCAGAGCTAATTGGTGGAGCTTTAATTGACTCACTCATGAGTCTTAGCGGATCAGCAACCCTCGAAGATTTAATCACTCAAATTGATGACTTAGCCAATAAGACTGTTGGTTGGATTGACCAACTGACAGAAGGTATTCTTGAAGTTAAGGCTATTGCCAAGGCTTCTAATGGCATGGGTATTCTTGGTTTGATTATTAACAAGGACCAGTTGAGCAAGGATATTCAAGCTGCTCAGGTTGATGCCTATAACAAAATGCTTCGCCGTAATCAGAAGACAGCATGGAATGGCATTGTTACCCCTGCTCAAAGCGCAGCTGAAAAGAAGGCTCAAGCCGATGCTGCCAAGCGAGCTAAAGCTATTGCAGATGCTCAAGATAAAAATACTAAAGAATTAAAAAAACAAGCCGCACTCAAAAAGGCTGGCACTCTTTTTGATATGGACCAAATTCAGATTATTGCTGCGCTCAAAGGTCAAATATCAGATCAAGACCGCAAGCGATTAGAACTTCAGTTCGCTCTTCTTACAGGAAACGAAGAAGAAGCAAAGCGCCTAACATACGAATTAGCAAAAGCTCAAGGCTTAGGCGAACAACTTGCTAAATACCTTGCAAGCCTTCCAGATGCAAAGAACCCTTTTGCTTCATGGGGAGCATACTTAGACAAACTTGAAACAGATGCTAAAGACGCCGCCGCTCGCATTGCTGCGGCTTTTGCTAAAGCAGTTGCTCCGACTTCGGGCGTTGTCCCTAACTTTACTCCCCCTCCAGCTGGAACATACGGAACACCTACTGGAACAGTTCAAGGTCCAGTTATCCCATCAACAAACGTACCCGCTGGCATGGCAGTACCTAACTTTATTCCATCAGATGCTTAC